TCCTGGGACCGGTGAACTTGGGGCGTCTGGTCTGGTTCAAGGAGGGCTTCAGTGATCCAGACTTTCAAGATCAGGTGCTTGGCCGTCGGCGTCTAGATTGGGTGATCTGCGGCAGCGAGACAGGGCCCGGTGCGCGGCCGGCCAATCCCGACTGGGTTAGAAGCCTGCGCGATCAGTGCGTGGCCGCCAATGTGCCGTTCTTCTTCAAGCGGTGGTTCGACGGAAGCCACCTGATCGACGGCCAGGAGTGGCGGCAGATGCCGCGCCAGAGCAGGAGGGAGTACGGTGGGTGAGCCCTTTCAGCTGCCCATGTTCACTCCCGGCGGCCAACCCTGGTCTCCCGATACGGAACGATGTGTGGCCGGCATCGTCGGCGGCGTTGGTCCGGCATGCACAGCCTCGAGCAGTGGGCCGAGCTCGGCGATAAGGAGCGGTGTCAAGAATGCGATGCAAAGCTGCAAGTCCTACGAGCCTTCGCCAGGGGGCAGCAGCCCTGAGCCCGACCGAGGACGCGGAGCAACAGGTCGTGGTGCAGTGGCTGGAGCTGCACCGCCTGCACTACACCCACGTGCCCAACGGCGGCTGGCGGCACGTCGCAACAGCGAGGCGGTTGAAGGCGCTGGGAGTTAAGGCCGGGGTGCCAGACCTGTTGATCTTCGAGAGGCCACCGGCTAGGCCGGATGCCGTGGGCGTGGCGATCGAGATGAAACGGGCTAAAGGCGGACGAGTGAGCGCGGAGCAGCAGCGATGGCTGGCCCATCTCGAGCGACAGGGCTGGGTGGTGGCGGTCTGCCAAGGGGCGGGGGAAGCAGTCGAACTGCTTCGTGGCCTGGGATTTGGACGGCGGGCCCGGCCCGCGTAGGAGGTGCGCACGTTGGGCGAGCTCTTTTGGCGATATGCAGACTTAGCAATCAGGTTTGCCAGCCTTGGTATGAGCAACGCCGAGATCGTCGCCGAACTCCGGCGGCGGCAGGCCGGGAAGGATCCCGAAACTAGGCGGACTATCAAGCGGGTGGCCCGGGTCATTGCCGGCTCTCTGCCGGACGACTACAACATCCGCCTCGAGGTCGCAAGGGCGCGGGCAGAGTGGAGGGAGAGGCAAACCGCCCAGCTTGTTGCGCTGATGAGTCACGACGCACACAGGCGGATCAGTGGCGCCATCCGCCAAGTGAGGTGGGGCAGTTGAACTTTGATCAAGCCCGGCGCATTGTCGAGGCGCGGCTATACGCCTACGGCGTCATGCGGCTCGAGTATCCAGGGCCGGCCGTATCCGACCCGTCCAAGCCGGTCGACCAGACGCGGGCTGGAGCCAGCGCGCAGGAAGCCTGGGTTACGCGGCATGCAGCTGAATTGCAGAACACCGCCGTGATAGAGCGGGTGCTCAAGTCGCTTCCCGACAGCGAGCGAGAGCTGGTCCAGCTCCGGTACTTCGAGCACCGGCCGTGGCGCTATATTGCGCGGCGGATTCACGTAAGCTACCGGGCTGTCTTCGACGTTCGCGACCGCGCGATCGCGGTTTTTGCCTACGAATTCGGGCTGACCCGGGGCGAGCCCGTGCATCAGCTGCCGGACGTAGCAGGCTTGGATTAAATCTGCACACTGTGACACACATTGTGCAGAGTGTGACACAGTTTTTCGTGCTAAGCTGGTAGCAGCGAAGCCTGCCCGAGCGGGGCGGGCTTTCTTGTTACCGGATGTCTGCGCTGGAGCAGACCGGCGGGGCGGCTTTTCGGCCGCCCCTTCGCGCGCCTGGGAGGGATCGCGGTGGACGTGAAGATAACGGTCACGTGGCGCAGGCTGCGTGTATTGCGAGCTTTGCTTGTCCTACTCGTAAGACTCCGGCTCTTGAGCCCGGAACGCGCACTGAATCTCTACGGAGCGGCAGTCTGGCGCACTATACGTGCATATGCGGGCACTTATCGCATCAACCTCGGGCCTTTTCCCGGTGTAGAGCTCTATGTGCCGGGGAGGTGAGCCCGCGTGGCAGAAACGCTGCTGTCATTCGAATTGGTCAGCGAGCCCATGGCTGTCTATCGCTGCCGGGACTGCGGGATGACGTTTGGGCTCGTGACTGCGGACTACCGACAGTGCCCAGGCGACGTGACGTGCCCGGTGTGTGAACGGCTGAACCAGCAGATCGAGCTCCTGGCGAAGATCATCCGGGCTCAGGGTTGGCGGGCTCCCATCACCGTCAGCACCCGATCCGGGTTTATCGTCCGGGGACACGGACGTCTGCTGGCGGCTCAGAAGTTGGGCGTCGCCGAGGTCCCGGTCGACTACCAAGACTATGCCTCGGAAGCGGAAGAATGGGCGGATCTGGTAGCAGACAACCGGATCGCTGAGCTGGCGGAGATGGATAACACCGCCCTCAAGGACCTCCTCCAGGAGCTCGACACCGGGGCCTTCGACATGGAGTTAACGGGCTTCACCGACGAAGAGCTCGAAGACCTCATGACCCAGGTGCATGTGGAGGATGACGACAAAGAGGACTTCGATCCCGCTAAGGCCCTGGCAGAGATCGTCAACCCGCGGATTACCCCCGGTGAGGTCTGGCAGCTCGGGCGTCATCGCCTAGTGTGCGGTGATTCGACGCGGCAGGACGTGTGGGCGCGCTTGTTCGGTGATAATCGGGCGGACCTGGTCGTCACCTCGCCCCCATACAACGTGGGGATCAAGTATGCGTCCTACCATGACAAGCAGGCCAAGGACGATTACCTGGGCATGATCGCCGCAGTCGGGGAGCTAATAGTGCGCTATCTCAACAAGGGCCGGTTTGTGGCCTGGAATGTCGGGGTGTCGCCGGAGTCCTACCCGCACTACCACGTCGTTACCCTCGAGGGGTGCGGGCTGGAGTTTTACCGCCAGATCGTCTGGGAGAAAACCGGAGTGCCTTATCCGATCTTTCCTTCGAGTCTTAAGGCCAAGCGGGTGAGGCATTACAAACCGAACTACAAGCACGAAGTGATCTATCTCTTCCAAGCTCCAGGAGACCCCGAAAGGCTTCCCGAGCAGGAGTGCCCGTTCTGCGGTGGCCAGGGACGCGTCGAGGGTTACGAGCTAATCCCGGGGCATCAGATGCTCGTCCTGCTGCGTCGCGGTAAGGAGCAGCTGGGCGACAAGAACAGGCCGTCGCGGCAGTACGCCCATGACATCTGGCACATAGCGCAGAGCCAGGCGACGGTTGACTTGCCAACCCTGGGGACTAAATCTACTGGTCTCGAAAAGAATGGTAAGACCTCGCACATGGTCAAGGCTCACCCGGCGGCTTACCCGGTCGAGTTGCCCAAGGCTGTCATGAGCCTGCTCACCGGGGAGGGCGAGATCGTCTGCGACCCCTTCATGGGAGCAGGAGCGACCCTGGTGGCAGCCGAGAAGCTGGGACGAGTTGCCTACGGGATCGAGATCGACCCGATCTATTGCGAGCTCACCATGCAGCGCTGGGAGGCTCTCACGGGCCAGAAGGCGGTACGAGTGGACGGGAGCGGGAGTGGGTGAGCATGGCGAAGAGGGATGCAGAGCGGGCCCCCTGGGAGAGACAGCCGGGGGAAACAGTTCGGGCCTACGCTGCCTTCTGCGTCTACAGGGACCTGTTTCCCCAGGAACGGTCCTTGCGGAGGGCGGCGGAAGAGTTAGCCAAAACCGACCCGAAATCGCGCCGAGCCGAAGCTATCCTACGTGTCCTGAAGGCTTGGTCAGCCAAGTATCGCTGGGTTGAGCGAGTCAAGGCTTGGGATGACGAGCAGGACCGGCTGAACCGGGCGAGGCAGCTCCGAGAAATACAGGAGATGCGGGAGCGGCATGCCAACATCGCGAAGCACTTGCAGGCAAAAGCCTACGAGAGACTTAAGAGGCTGGACCCCGACGAACTTGAGGCCCCGGACGTCCTGCGCTACTTCGTCGAGGCGGCCCGGCTGGAGAGGCTGGCTAGGGGAGAGCCTGATATCATCGCGGAGCAGCGGGGGACGGTGACTGTTCATGCCCAAAACCTTGGGATTATCGAGCGAATCATTGCAGATCCCGAAGCCCGCGAGCTTGCCAGGCAGTTATATTCCAGAGTGGCTTCTAACACCGCAAATGCTGGCCCGGGCGGATCTGGTGAACTTCGCGAGGTGGGTGACGAGGAACCGGTGGATTCCGGCCCGACATTTGGTCCTGCTCGCAAATAAGCTCATGGATCTGGCCGCCGGTCGGATCCGGCGGCTAATGGTTTTTATGCCACCACGCCACGGGAAGAGCCGATTGACCTCGCAGATCTTCCCGGCGTGGTTTTTGATTAACAACCCGGATAAACGGGTCATCTTGACCAGCTACGGAGCGGAACTGGCCTTTACCTTCAGCAGGCGGGTGAGGGAGTACGTTGACCAGCACGGTGAGGAGCTGGCGGGTGTGCGGATCAGCCGCAAATCGTCAGCCGTTGATCAATGGGATCTGGAGGGCTACGAGGGCGGCATGATAGCCGCTGGCGTCGGAGGCCCAATCACAGGACACGGCGGCGACCTGGTCATTATTGATGACGTGATCAAGAACTGGGTGGAGGCAAATTCGGCCCGGTATCGGGAACAGGTCTGGCAATGGTACACGTCCACGCTCTACACCCGGCTTGAGCCGGGCGGCAGGATGGTTCTCATCATGACCAGGTGGCATCAAGACGACCTTGCTGGCCGTCTGCTGAAGCAGGCTGAGGAAGGCGGGGAGCAGTGGGAGATCCTGAAACTGCCGGCGCTGGCCGAAAAGGATGACCCCCTCGGTCGCAAAGAGGGGGAGGCCCTGTGGCCGGCTAGGTATGACGCCCAATCCCTGCTAGAGACCAAGCGGGTTCTCGGGTCATTCCAGTTTTCGGCCATTTACCAGCAGAGCCCGCGGGCCGCCGGCGGCAACCTTTTCAAGCGAGAGTGGTTCAGATACTTCCGGGAGGAAGGACCGAGCTACATCCTGTATGGGCCGGACGGCGAGATCAAACGGGTGTCCAAGGAACGTTGCCTGCGATTCCAGACGGTTGACCTCGCAGCCAGCGAGAAGACGGCAGCGGACTATTTCTGTGTTCTCACCTTCGACCTGACGCCGGACCGAGAGATCTTGGTCCAGGACGTCCTGCGAGACCATATTCCAGGCCCGGACCAGCTCAACGTCCTGTGGGAGCAGTATCACAAGTGGCGGCCTGGCAAGCTCGGGATTGAGGCGGTAGCGTACCAGCTTGCTTTCCTCCAGCAGGCGATTCGAGCAGGACTGCCGGCGGTGAAACTGAAGGCCGACCGGGACAAGATCAGCCGGGCCCTCCCGGCGACGGCCCGGTACGAAGCCGGTCAGGTCTACCACAGGGCGGAAGCACCTTGGATTGCTGACTTCGAGGAGGAACTGGTTCTGTTCCCGGCGGGGGAGCATGATGACCAGGTTGATGCTCTCGCTTACGGAGTTCTTCTTGTGTCCGAGTACGAGAAATCGAATATTGACCCAAATCTGGCACGACTGTTGGTTCGGGCGAAGGTCTACTAGGAGTAGGGGGACACATATGAGGCCGATTTTATGCCCTGCTAACCGACAACGGGCTGTTGGCTGGAGGTGAGACGGATGGCGACCCGGATTGCCAGACCCAAGCCGAAACTTCTGCGGTGGGCGACGGGCGAGATCTCTAAGTTGCGCTCGCTGCTGTTTTCCTCGGGGAGTTATCGGATTACGGGCAGCTTTTTTGCGGCGGCCTACCGGCTGGACAGTAGCCGGGTAGACTACGCCAAGGCCCGAGCCCTGTACGAGAACACTGATGACGCCTACAAGCTGGGGGCTGGCTTTGCCAAGCCGATCATCAACACCACGGTTGCCTTTATGGGAGTGCCGCGATTCCGCTCCCAAGACCCCGAAGCCCAGGCTGTTTTGGACGCTGTTTCCGGGGAACACGTCTCCCTAATGCAACGCGTGCACCGGGACGCCCTGCGAGACGGCGACGCCTTTGTATGGGTGACGCGGCAGGAGGAAGCAGAGCGGGCCCTCTATCCGGAGGCCCAGGCCCGGATTCGCCTAACCCTTATCCCACCTGAACAGGTGGCGCAGATCATTCGTGATCCGGTGACACGAGTGGCGAGGGAGTACATCCTTCGCAGCCAGCATGAATGGCTTGACTCCTCCGGAAACCTACGCCGAGCCATCATAACCCAGCGGATCAGCGCCGAGCGGCGGCTGATCCAAGTGGAAGGAGACGTACCAGAAGGGCTGGAGGTCGGGGAGGAGCGTAACCCGTGGGGGTTCATCCCAATCGTTCACTTTAAAAACGAGGGGGATGAGACCACGGAGTTTGGTCGCAGCGACCTTGAGCCGATTGAGCCCTTCATGAAGGCGTATCATGACGTACTCCTTCACGCCATTCAGGGATCTAAGATGCATTCCACGCCGCGGCTTAAGCTCCGGCTGAGTGACATCGGGGATTGGCTGAGGGCGAATTTCGGGATAGAAGACCCGGCGGAGTTTGCGGCCAAGGGTGGGTCAATCAACCTGGAGGGCCACGAACTCCTGATCTTTGGCAAGGAAGACGATGCCGACTTCCTGGAGGTCCGTTCCGCCACCGGGGACGCAAAGGTGCTCCTGCAACTGCTTTTTTATTGCATTGTGGACACCAGCGAGATGCCGGAGTTTGTGTTCGGGGTGCATACCCCGTCCAGCCTCTCCAGTGTCAAGGAGCAGATGCCGATCCTCGTCCGGCGCATCGCCCGCAAGCGTGAGCACTTCACCGAGGCCTGGCAGAGGCTGGCCCGGATCGTGTTGGCCATGACCGCCCAAGCAGAAGGGCGCCAGTTTTCAACCTATGCCACCACCCTCGAGTGGGATGAGATCGATCCGAGGGACGCGAAGGACGTGGCGGAGACCCTGGAGCGTATCGTTAACGCCCTCCGGAATGCTATGGAGGTTGGCCTGATCAGTCAGGAGTCTGCTGTCACATTCCTGGCCCAGTACGTCAGAACCATGAGCGACTACATATCCGATGACCCGGAGGTTCCCGGCGAGAGGGAGAAGATCATCAGGACACAGCTCCTGATGGCGCGGCTAGCAGACGGACAGCTCCTGGAAGCTGAGAAGGCCCTGCTGGAGAGAGAGGGAGCATAGTCCATGGCCGAGTCCCTCGCTGAGTTCTATGCCCGCAACCTGGCCGAGCAGATCAGGCGGGCCGCAGGGAACGAGTACGCGAAATGGGCGCTCCAGGCCCGTTCCAAGTACATTGACCTTCGGCTCCGGCAAGACGGCGAGATCCGAAAGCTCTACCTGAAGGCGGCCGAGGAAGCCCAGAAGCTCCTCGGGAGACGAAACAGGTGGCCGTCGGATATAGTGCTTCGCAATCGGTTGGGACATATCATTGCCAACCTGAACGAGATCGCAGACACCCTTCGGGGCGACCTTGAGGCCCTCCTCCGTAGGGACATAACGAAGGCGGTCGAAGCCGGGGCGGCCTACTCCCAGGCGGTCACCATGCGACTCCTCGGGGACGCCGGATTTTCCTCGGGGGAGCTGCGCCGGATCTTCGCCCGGGTGAACCAGCAGGCGGTCGAGGCGTGCTGGGCAAGGACGAAGAACGGTCTTTTCCTCTCCGACCGGATATGGCAGCAGGGCGAGCAGGTCCGGGACGCCATGAAGGAGATAATCCAGACCGGCGTGGCCCTGGGGATGGACGCGAAGGACATAGCCTGGGCCCTGGAGCAGTACGTCCGGTCCGATGCCGCTACCCTAGCCCGCCAGTACCCGAACATGATGAAGCGGATGGGCAAGCGAATCCCGAAGAACTTGACCTATGAAGCCCTGCGTCTTGCCCGTACTGAGATGACCGCTGCCTTCGGGGAGGGGACGATTGCGGCGGCCCGAGTCTCCCCTAGCTATCGAGGGATGAAGTGGGTACTGAGCAAGGCCCACCCGCTGCCGGATATTTGCGACACGCTGGCAAGTGTGAATGACTACGGACTCGGGGAAGGGGTCTACCCTCCTGGGAACGAACCGATGTACCCTGCCCACCCGAACTGCTTGTGCGTGCTTGTGCCTGTCCATGAAGATCCGGATGCTTTTCAGGAGCGGCTTCGCCGGTGGCTGGAAAACCCGGCGAACGAGCCGGACCTGGAAAGATGGTATAATGAAGTGTACACAAAACAGGCAATTCGGCAGGTAGCGCGGCCACAGGTGGTGATCCGGCCGCGGCCCGAGCTCTACGTGGAGGTGGAAGACCTGCCCGAGGAGGCCCGGATCGGACTGGCAGAAGCCTGGGAGATCGCCAGGAATCACGGGCTGGCTAACGGGACTGAGACGATCCTGCACGTATCCTCGCAGACCGGAGCGCAGGTGGTGGCCCGCGAGGTCGGAGGGCCGTCAGGAATCAAATTCCCAAAGGAGTTGGTCCAATTCCTGAAGGCCGCAGCACCCGATAGCGTCCTGTCGATCCACAATCACCCAAATAGCTCATCATTCTCGCCCGAAGACATGCAAGTAATGTGCGACTTTCCGTCCATACGGTACATTACCGTGGTGGGGCACGACGGGACGCGATACCTGTTGAGGGCTGGAAACGGACATCGGCCAATTAGGGAAACACTGTTCTTTGGCTACTACATGCTCAAGAATGAGTACAGGTGGGAGTACGACCGACTGATCAAATCGGGAAGAATGACCGAGGCAGAAGCATGGCGTGAAATAAGCCACCGGATTGTACGCAGGCTGGCGCAAGAATTCGGGTGGACGTACAGGAGGATAGGTCCACCCGAATTCTTGCGCCAGCCTGCGTACAATCCGGTGG